TATTGAAGATTCGTTAACTATAATGGCGGACTCGGATCCTAGACGCCCGGCATATCAAGAGGCTCGGAATGCTTTAATTAAAGATAAGTATACACCTACAGCAGACTTAAGTCAATTTGAAGGTCTCTTAGGTAAACTAGAAGCATCTAAAATGAAGCAAGCAGGTTCTGCTGCACTTGATACACGTAGGAATACGTATGCTCAAGGTCTTGCTCAAATGATGTCTAATTTCTAATAAGAACATGGCTGATCCCAGTACAACTTTTGATGATGAATTGTTTGACAAATATCGTCAAGCTGCTGGGGTAGCCTATGAATTTTCTAAAAAGAAAATAGAAGATACAGGCAGAGAAGGACGCACTACAATAGGGAAACAAGCAGAAGAAGAACGTGCTAGTACCCAGCAAAGGCAAGAATACAGTCAAAGCGACGAAGAACGAGATAATCGACAGGCCCAAAGAGCTTACAAATATTGAAGTATTTGATGCATGGGCAGACGGGTTAGATCATTGTACCTATGATTCATTTATTTCTTTTTGTGCAGAGAATTATTCTGTTATTGAATGTTTTCTTTATGCCAGATTCCTTGGTTATGTAAGTAGTATTACTTCGTGTGAAGATTGGATTAAGTTTAAGTATCCTAAGCCTGATCATCGACGGGTATTATTAGATGAAATTAATCATATGAAAGAAGACATACGTCTTCTTAGAGAGGAGATAGAAAATTGCGGGGTAAAACGTGATAGTGGTGTAGCACGTATTGCGTCAATGGAAAAAGAATTACGTAGTACCATTCATCAAGTAGAACAATATACAGCTAATAAAGATCGCAAAGGTTTGCTTATGGCTGGGGCAGATCGTGCTATTCGTGAGTTAGCTTTTATTTTTAAAGATGACCCCATTGAAAATCCATTGAAAGAAGCAGCTATGAGTGTATGGGCACGTATGCAATTAGAAGAATAATGTTGTAAAATAAATTTATTACTAAGGTAACAAACATGGCTGGTAAAGTTCCATCAAAAAAGGAAGATCCCAAAGCAGGTAAGAAAGCAATTCCACCTAAGCCTCCTGCTAAAGGTACTGCTAAAGGTGCGATGCCTGCTAAAGGCGCTGAGAAGCCTGTTGGCAAGAAAGAGGATATGAAGACTAAGATGGATCGCTTACGTGCCATGAAGGGCAAGTGAGGCACTAATGGGAGCACCTAACAGACAGACGTCTGGCCCCGGAGGGAAAAAAGATTCCCCCGGGAAAGAAGCTATGTTAGAAGCAATGAAACGCCAACAAATGAATGACATGGTAAATCAATCTCAACGGATGCAACAGCAACCTTCATCTGGGTACTTTCCTAGTGCTCAAGGGCGGCAAGTAATGAATCAACCTGTACCAGAACAAGAGTTCAAAGCTCCTGCTAAAGGAGGAATTGCTATGGGACCAGGTAGGTCAGGTCGGTTTTCTGATGAAGAAGCAGCTGACCTTTTACGTCGTAACCTAAGATAGATGGCTGCAAAACGCATGCCACCAGAAGTTTTAGACATCTTTAAAAATAAAGAAGCTAAAAAACAAGATGGCTCTACCATGAACGATAAAGAAAAACGTAAAGCTGCTTTAGAGAAGGCACGTAAGTATAAACAACAAAAGACCGGATCTTAAGCTATATTTGATCTAGTTGATTTCTTGTAATGCCTTCTTATTTACATTTAGCCTACAGGCGAAATGCAAGAGCAGCAGCAAGAAATCATACACTTAAACCAACTAATAATTTAGAACTTGTAACAAAAGCACGAGAAGATTTTGGATTCTTTTGTGAGTATGTAGCAAATAAACCACCTGCGGCACACCACAAGGATTGGCATAGACAGTTCATTACTGATATCGATAGCAATTGTTTATTACGTATAGCAGGAGCCAATATTGATCTATTAGGTCCCAGAGGGAGTGCGAAGTCAACAGTTTTAGGTTTGTTTACTGCATGGGCTATTGGTATACATACCATGGCTAAAAAACCTTTACAAATTCTTTATCTTTCGTATACTGTTGAAATTGCACGTCCTAAATCTGCTTCTATTAAACGTATTATTGAAAGTCGTAAATATCAAGAGGTTTTTCCTACCGTACGGCTACTAAAGAATGTCACTAGTAATGAGTACTGGTCAATAGATCATAAGTTTGCTGGCATCGATGGTATCGGTGATGAGATGTTTACCTTATGTGCAGCAGGCTTAAAAGGTTCAGTGACATCTAAACGAGCACATTTAGTATTGATTGATGACTGTATAAAAAGTGCATCTGATATTGCTAATGCAGATATCCGTAAGTCAATGCAAGAAAACTGGAATGCTGTTATTGCACCAACCATGTTTGAAGGCGGACGTGCTATCTGCCTTGGTACTAGATTTAGGCATGATGATATTCATGCAACAACATTTACTGAACAAAATAATTGGCAACAGATTGTTTTATCTGCTATCCATACAGATCCGAAAACAGGTGATGAGCTTTCTTATTGGCCTGAAATGTGGTCCTTAGATTACTTAAAAGAAAAGAAACGGCAAGCTCCAGTTGCATTCTCTTTTCAATATATGAATCAAATTGTAAGACAAGGAGAACTTTCCTTGGCACCAGAGTTAATTGTTAAAGCAGAAATTGCAACTGAATTTGATACTCTTGGGATTGGTGTCGATTTATCAGCAGGGATAAAAGAAAAGAATGATTACACCGTAATGGTACTAGGAGGACGTATTGATGATCGAATACATATCATTGACTATCGTCGAATACGTGCCATGGGAAACCTAGAAAAATTAGATGCGATGAAAGAATTGCTTAATGATTGGTCGATTATTGGTAAAGATGAAAGCAATAATTACTTTCCTACCTATTCCAATTGTGATATATGGTCTGAAGCTGTTCAATATCAGGCTTCTTTAGAAGCAGATTTTAAACGGATCTGTATTAATGACGAAGGTCTCCACAACTTGATTTGGCATCCCGTCAAAGGATTCCGTGCAGATAAGCTGGCACGGTTTAGAGGTATTATAGGGATGTTTGAAGAACGTAAAATAATCTTTAATCGGTACAGGAACTTCACTAATCTCTTTGAGGAACTCACTAATTTCGGTGTAAGTAGCCATGATGACTGTGTTGATGCATTGGTTTGGTTAGTTACTGGACTTGCCAAAAAAGGTAAGCTGCAGTTTGATTACTAACCCCTATAATGGTAACAGAAAGAGGTATTAATTCCTTGGGACCAGATTACCTGCTAGTCATTGTTGGTTTTATGGTGCCCTTGTGTACAGGAGGAGGATGGGCGGTGAACAAATTATTTAGCCGCTTTCACGAACGTATTAATCGTTTGGAAAAACAAATGGATTCTGTGGATAGCAATATCAATTCGATGTATCACAGGCTACCAATAGAATATGTTTTAAAAGTAGATTTCTTAAGAGAGATGCAGCAAATGCAAGACAATTTCAAACTAATCAACAGTAAGCTTGATAAACTAATTGAGAAACAGTAAACACCATGGATTACACAATCGAGATTCAAGAAGATGACAAAGGCGATTTCTTTATTACTTTTCCAGAAGAAGTAATAGAAGAACTAGGTTGGGAAGAAGGAGATATCCTGGAATGGAATCTAAAAGGCCCTGGTGTAACCTTGTCAAAACTTAATGATTCTTCTGGATATGATGTGATAGAAGAATAGGTTGATAGAATAGAAACGAAATTAATATCAAATAAATGCAAAGACCAATAGGAGGATATGATAATATCCCTGGCGCACCAGGCAATACGTACGGTAATTTAGCAGGTAATCCTTTCGGCGTAGGAGGATTTAATTTTAATACGTTGTTAGCGCAAGCTTCTCCAGGAGGGCTAAACATAGGTAATGTTGGCGGGATGATGGGTCCCCTACAGGATTTTACATCTATGGAAAACTTTGAGGGATATGGATCTCCTCAACCAACAGGGTCTTCACCAGAACAGTTAAAAGCATTGCAGACATATGAGGCAGCTAAACAACAAAGAGCATCTCAAGAGAAACAAATTCTTGAACAAGGAATACAAAATAGAAATCAAACGCTAGAAGCACGGCCAACATCGAGTAAACCATTGTATTTAGATATTAATGCAGTGCCTACAGGACTAGAATCTATAGGAGCTGGAGCCAAGATTGACCTTGGAGGTAATCAAAACCTTAATTTTGGAGGCATGTATACCCCTGGATATACTGAACAAGGTGTGTCGATTCCACAAGGGTATACAGTTAGAGCTGGTTATGAAACAAACTTTGGTAATCCCAATGAAGGGGCTAGGATCAATGTAAATTACAGAAATAGTAGGCGTGGTATGGATTTACCAGGAGGTGGAAGTTTTGATGTTGAGGCAATGCTTAACAAACGCTTTTAAATTACAAAAAGCCAATAAAGATGCTAAGCTTTAACTACATGAAAGTATTTAAATAAAACGTGGACGCATCTGCAAGACTTAAAGAAATTGTTGACTCTTATCTTGAAAAAGATGGTAGCTCAAATATTGACACAGGTATTGTTGCATCCCATGTAGCTCAAATGAAACTTTTTGGTATTCGCCAAGGAGTTGAATTTTTTCCGGGACAAGATAACTTTGGTAATCAACGTAAAGATTTTGTTGATCGCGTATTAAAATACAACAGGCTAGATACGCGACTAGATTCAATATGGGAATATTTCTTATGTGATGGACAAGGTTTATTTTATATTCGTCCTACGGAAACCAATTATAGATTATACTTCTTTCGTCAACAAGAATATCGTTCTTATTACGGAATTGATGGTGATCTAGAAGAAGTTGTTATTATCTATAGTTATAAAGTACGTCAAGGTACAGGTTTTAATGATGGGATTAATGTTGCTAATATATCAGGTACTGCATTCTCTGGTACACAGGGGGCTAAACGTTATATTCGTTTATCTATTAAAGCAGATGTAATTGAAGAAACACATAGCGAAGGAGAGATGTCGTTTGAAATGCCTAACTATACAGTGTTAGGTCGTACGCAAACATTTAAAAATACC